ATTGATGGATTGATTGATGGATTGATGGATTGATTGGATTGATTGAAAAAAATTCGTATCAAATTATTATTATTATTCTATTTTTCATATAATGAATAATAACAATAATAATAACAACAATAATAACGATAGCCAGGAACCAATAAAGAAGGAAAATAATGACAAAAAGATTCCAGCAGTTCCAACAACCATATTTAAATTACCCATTACATTTGTTGAATCAATCAAGTTACACGAACTGGATGAAAATATTTTAACAGATTTAGAATTAATTGAATGTAGTAACATTAAAAATGATAAAAATGATAACAGTAAGGAAGCCGCGTCGGCATCGCTCGAACAACAACCTCAACAACCTGAGCCCAAAACAAAGACCATGTATGAACACATTTTTAACCCCCAAACAGTCTACGGAAAACAATTTTTATCAGGTTGGGCTAGATATTATACATCGGATGTTGCATTTTTAAAACAGTCTCAAACGCTTCTTAAAAAATTTAATCCAAAAGATGCAGCAGCGATCACAAGCACATGTCACCATTATTCAGAAATTAATGACATTTGGAATTCAATACAAAATGATAAACATTTTAAGGACAAATTCGGATACATTGATATTTCATTTTTGGAATCCTTTAATAACTCTTCTTTTTTTCTTCAAATACTTTCTTTGCAGAATTTAGCATCTCCTGTTATTTCGTTGCTTACTCCGCTCATCATACTCATTATTCCTTTTTTTCTATTAAAGCTTCAAAGTATGCCTGTGTCGCTATCCACTTATTTTTCTTCACTGAAACGCATCGCACAATACCACCCGATTGGAAAAGTATTTGAAAATTTTAATTCGGTTCCGTGGGATAAACGAATTTATCTGTTTGTATCCATTGCATTTTACTTTATCCAAATTTATCAGAATATAGTTTCGTGCCACCGCTTTTACAAGAACATGTTTTTAATTCATAACAATATAAATAAATTTGCGGCTTATATAAATCATAGCATTCAAAATATTACATATATTAATTCCATAACGGAAAACTTATCGTCATTTAGACAATTTCGAGAAAACAGCATGACCCACGCAAATGTGTTGTCTGGTTTGCATCTCGACATTAAGAATGTAATGCCGTTCAAGTTGACAGTTGCAAACATTTCAAACATCGGAACCATAATGAAATACTATTATCAGCTTTTTTCAAACGAAGATGTGAAGAACGCCGTGAGTTACAGCTTTGGTTTTAATTCTTATTATGAACATCTCTCTGGATTAAAAATCCTCGTTTTAAATAAAAAAGTTGCACCCTGCAAGTTTGTAAAATCTGCATATAAAACATATTTAAATTCTTCTTATTATGCGCCACTAATGAATGATGCCCCCGTAAAAAATAATATTTTATTATACAAGAAAATGACAATTACCGGACCAAATGCCGCCGGAAAAACCACGCTTATTAAATCAACGTTGCTCAATGTGATTCTCTCTCAACAATTCGGATACGGATTCTACAAAAAGGCTAAAATCTTACCGTACCAACACGTCCACAGCTATCTGAATATACCCGACACTTCTGGGAGAGACAGCTTGTTTCAAGCAGAATCTCGCAGGTGTAGAGAAATTCTAACATGCCTTATTGAAAATAAAACAAAACGACACTTTTGCATATTCGATGAATTGTATTCTGGAACAAATCCGTGTGAAGCTGTTGCAAGCGCATACGGTTTCATTAAATATTTAAATCAACACAATAATCTCGACTTGTTACTCACAACGCATTATTCTAAACTGTGCGAGTTGTTACAATCTGAAAACATTCAAAATATGCACATGAAAATCGAGACGTGTAAACATAGCGGCACCATAAAATATTTATATAAATTGGATGAAGGAATATCAGTGATAAAGGGGGGCATAAAGGTTCTTCAGGATCTTGATTATCCAGTGGAAATCATTAATTATACTAGAGACGTTATTGAGAATCAAGAATAAGTAACCAAAAAAAATGAATTAATAATAAATAATAAAAAAATGAATGAATAAATTTCGTTTATTATTTATTTTTTATTTATTTGGATTGTTTAATATAAACTATAAATCATGATAACCAACTTTTTAGATTTATTTACCATGGCAAGTTTAGCGATTTGTTTATTGTTGAGTGGACTTGTATTTTATTATCTTCGAACTCGCATCAATATGCTAGAACAATCCATTGTTGAACAGGCACAATTATTGCAACAGGTTGTTTCATCAATTAGACATTCGCAAATGCAACAATTGAATTTAACGCAATTACAATCATCTACATCTAGTGCTCAGAATGAAAAAAATTCGGGACTAGCCGACTATTCTAGCAAACAAAAATTAATTGATGTATCTGATGATAGTGACAGCGGCAGCGGAAGCGACGACAGTGATGGAGACAGCGACGACAGTGTAAGCAGCAGAAATGATAATGGCAAACAATGTGAAAAAATAAAAATAAATAATTCGCATTCGAAAACAATCGACTTGTCAACACTTGCATCATCATCATCATCTAATTTTTTTGACCATTTTAATAACGCGGACATAAAAGTAATAGAACTTACGCGTGGTGGTTATGATGGTATTGCTGACAGCGATGATGACAGTGATGACAGCGATGATGACAGCGATGACAGTGATGACAGCGATGACAGTGATGACAGCAATGAGAGCAATGACAGCAGAAGCAGTGACAAAGATGGCAATATGTCCCGAAATAAAATAGAAAAAAATGGCACAAATACAAGTATAAATGTTACCAGTGTTACAAAGACCACAAATTATAAAAATAATAAAAAGAATAAACCCCAGAATTCAGAAGTGATGTCAGCGGATGCGGCGGATTCTTCTTCCATGTCAAAAATAAAAAATATGCCGGTTAATATGTTGAGAGATTTAGCAAAAACAAAACTCGTTAATTTGGATCAAGCCGCCATTAATAAAATGTCGAAAAAAGAAATCCTCAAGGAATTCAATCTTCAAGACGCATCGTAATTTAGAATTATTATATTTACACTTTGGGATACTTAACTAAAAGTCCGATTTTATATATTTATTATACAATGAATATATATAATAATATAAATATGGAAACTGGGCGAGCGATGTTGATGCATTCTGTAATAATTGGTATTTTATTATATGTTTTTATGACTTTTATACTAGGTCAAAAACAAATTGTCGCCGAAAATCGAAGCATTTTATTGGGCGCTTTAACATTGGTGTATATGATTTTATTTGGTCATGGATTACCAAGTTCTTCAATAAATAAAAACTTGTTTTAGGCGTTTTGAATCTCCAAAGGTGTTAATAATAAAACACAAATAAAACACAAATAAAACAAGTAAACAAATAACATAATAATAATAATAATAATAATAATATTATGTTATTTTAAAATGAGTTGGGGAACTTGCTATTCTGGATCGAATAATATTCATTTTAATTTTCCGCCGATTATGGCGGATGGGCGCAATTATTCAACATGGCAACCTGGAGCCGCTGTAAATGAAATCATCCGGCAAAAAAATAATATTACCAGCAATTCTCAGTATCGACAATATTTAACTAACAATGCAATGGAAGTCATGCAATCCAATCTTGTTGGCGCGTGCGACGCTTGTGGGTTTAACTTGAATTTAATTGGCAACGATGACACTAGTAATAGTAAAAACGCAAAACCATTCCTATTTTCATCACCATGGGATCAAAGCCAGCCGTTTGGTTATGAATCCAGTGATCTGAAAAATTTGTATTTGTCGCGTTATGAATTGCAAAGTAGAATGATGGCGCCGTCGCTTTCTCAAGAACAATATTTAATAAACGGAATTCCTAATTGAATTGATAATTAATTAATTATTAAATCTATTATTATTGATATTATTTATTTATTATTTATTTATTATTTATTTATTATTTATAAATAATATCAGGATGGATCAAGTGGATCAAAATAACGAATGTTCGAATACTTATCACATAGATGTAAATTCGAACGACAATGCGAATGTCATTTATGAAATATGTAATGATGCAGTTGATGTGTTATATACAATTAAATTTTATATTTTTGACAAATTTAACACATTAACGAATAAACGCTATTTTCAAAAATATAATATTGAAAGCAAAGACCTATCAGAAATCAGCACGATGAATAAAAAATAAAAATAAATGGACAAGTAATAAGTCAAGTAATAATATATAATAATAATAAGTAGTAATATTTTTTATTATTACTTATTATATATATATCCCATTTACATTTAAACCATTTAACCAAATTTTATGTCCTACACAAAAAACATACTTTTCTACATAATGATTCTATTTATCGCGTTCATGTGCACGCAGTATAAACAAACAATACGGAATGGGGAAATATTAGATGAAAACGATTTAATTCATAAATACTTATTGCATGATCAAGACTATGATACTATTTTTAATAAAAAAAATACAAAACCAATATTATGGATTCATATTGCATACGATGTAAATTCGCGCAAATGGCTGAATTACGGTTCTAGAAATACAACCGAATTAAATCAGCCCTACTTGTATTTAACAATTCGAAGCATTATACAGAAATGTAGTGAATCGTTCCACGTTTGTTTAATAGACGATTCATCTTTCAATAAACTGCTTCCAAATTGGACCCTGAATTCTCAAAATTTACCAAATCCCCTTCGCCCGCATTTAAGAGAACTTGCAATTGCAAAAATTCTTGAAATGTATGGCGGAATGCGCATTCCTCCATCTTTTATTTGTTTTAAAAATTTAATTGCAATTTACAATACGGCACTGCTTCCAGCTAGCGCATTCGTCGGTGAAATGCTGGCGACTTCTTCCGTATCCACTGTCGCAGAGTTCTTCCCAAGCACCGAAATTATGGGCTGTAAACGAAATAGTCCAGTCATTCAGAAATACGTATCCTATTTAGAAGTATTAATTTCGAAAGATTATACCAACGAAATGGACTTTTTAGGCGAATGCAGTCGATGGTGCTATTCTGAAATCCTTTCTGGAAATATGAGCGCAATCACTTCTACGCTGTTTGGAATTCAAGCTGCGTCTGGCGGCGCGATTTTAATCGACGATTTAATGGGCGACCAAGATGTTGATTTAGACAAAAATGCCGTTGGATTATACATTCCAGAACACGAATTATTAAAACGTATCGCTTTCGGATGGTTCGTTCGACTTTCACCGGAACAGGTTTTAGAATCAAATACTCTCATTGGGAAATATTTACTTTACTCCAACTGATATTTATTTAAATATATTTATTTTAATTGATAATGTTGTAAATTTTATAAAATTTATATAATATAAAATTTATTTATATTATATATATATATAATATAAATAAATTTTAATATGGCGGCACAAATACTTACTGATGCATCTGCATTTATTGTAGATGCAGCTCAAGACGTACATCTTGGAAACGCATTAACTACTGTAGCTGGAGACGCGGCACAATCACTAGTATTTTCAGATAAGAAAAGAATATTAGATGAGTTTTTGCCCGTTATTGAAGAGCAAGCAGATCTTGAACGAAAGCGAACCGGCGTTCAGTTGGTTCCCGGTAGTTTTTCTCAAAATAAATACTTCCCAAAATCATCAAACTCATTAAAAGATTTAGTCCGATTTTTGTTTCAAAACGATAGTTTATTATATAACCATAATGGAAGAACGACGTGCGACATCGTCGATAATGCGGGTAATCCAGCACAAGCACAACAAACTTTTGCAGCATTTATCGCGTATATCCAATCTAATAATTTTTCGATGAATGATTCTCTAAACTATTATGTAGACGATCAAAACAAACCATATGGGCGCTATGTAATGCCGCCATTTTTAACATCTACTAATGGTGGTGTTTTGGTTGCAGGTCCTTATTCCGGAGGAGTAAGTGTGGTTAACACCCTTTCAGGATCCTTAAGTGATTTAGGACAAAGGATGGTTACCGATCAACGAGATATTGATAATTTAAGAGCGTTTCCTTTTACTACGTCTAAAGGATTTACTGATTGGCGAACGCCAGAAAATAATTTAATGTGGGAACGTGTGAAACTAAAATCAGGGGCTAGACAAGATGTAGAAAAGAGAATAATGCAACCCTTTGAACACGAACCTCATTTTTTTTGTTTTATATTTACTGGAGGTGGTGAGGATCAACATAAGATCCCTTATGATCCTTCTAATTTTAAACTACCGGGAGGTAGTTATATCGTGGCAAGGGCTCCTGATGGAGCGGTTGTGTATGTTGATTCTTCTAATCGTATTTTGAGCTCTTGGTCAGTGGGTACATATTTTAAACCATCAGATAGAAATCCGATACCACTAAGAATGATAAACGCAAATGCTGTGGCAGCTGCTACATATACGGCATTACAGGGTGCCATAGGAGCCGGCACTATAGGAGAAGAGAATAGGAATCTAGCTGTTCAATTAGCTTCATATGTAGAGATTATGAAAATGGTTGGATTGGCTCAGGTCCCACCAATGATGGTAGGCGGTGGTAATCATATGAATCATATGAATCATGCTACTAAATATAAATCTACTAAATCTAAATCGTCCAAGAATAAACAAACTAGAAATAAAAATAAAAATATGAAACGAAAACAACGTGCAAAGTCAATGTTAAAGTCTGTAAAAAGATCATTTTATAGAAGAAGAACCATAAAAAAACATTAATTTATTTAAATTTAAATTTATTAAAATAATAATAATTTAATCATTATTATTATTATTATATTATTATTCTATTTTCATAATTTGTTTGTAATGGGAGGTAATGTAATGTAATGTGGCTTATGATTAATTGATGCGATTAGATTGAATGTCGGAAGAAACAATGTAGATTGAATTTTCGGTAAGAATAATATATTCAGATTCAATCTTGAATATCTTTGAGACGGGACTCGTGTACTCGTCTTCACTTTTGACGAGAAGCTTTTCACCGTTTTCTTTCACCCCAATAATGACTTTCTTTTCAAGAGAAAGCGTCCAATAGTCAAGCATAATGGGGCGGTCTTCAACAATACCCAACTTTGCAGCATGTTGCATGCACAAATGTGACGGCATGCGATAAGATGCAGCAGAAGTGCCCGTGGAGGCGCCATCGGAATTGGTTTGGGTGGGTGGAACGGGGTTTTTTCCAGAACTTTGATTCATAATAATATTGTTATATAGATAACATTATTATTTTCTTTAAATACTTAAATGCATAATTTATAAAAATAATTATAAAATTATTAAATTTAGTAAATATGAAATTTAATAATTTTATAATATTTATAAATATTATAATGGCACGAAATACACCTAGAAGTCAAAATGGAAGATCTGCCGTTGCACGAAGGGCTATATTTAGTGCAACAGGAAAAACGGATGGCATGTACACCAATACGGATAATGGTGGCGGGATGAGAAAGGGGGGCGCGCAACCGTCAGCAACAGGATTTATGATTCCTTTTGCACGCAGGAACATGATAGCCACGCCCGCATTGAATGCAGATTATTTATTTAATTGGACACCGTACATTAATGCGGGTAAGCGCGCATACGGCACGTCGCTTGGATAAAACTAAATCTATAAATAAAATATGGATACGGATATAGAGAGATAATGATAATGTAAAATAGTCAAATACTGCAACACACATTATCATAATCAATTAATTACATATCATATCACATCAGATGCTTATTAAAATCGATTACAGAGAAAAAGAGTTGATTGAAATTGTTCAATTAAAAATGATGCAAACGGAATCGTCAACTAAAGCGAAAATACAAATAGAAAATTTGAAATTAGGCGACATTATCATAGTTGATGATTCACAACAGGAAAATGAATTAATTTTATTTGAACGAAAAAGTTTGAATGATTTAGCATCAAGTATAAAGGATGGCAGATATGCGGAGCAGTCGTTTCGTTTAGACGGGTATCAGTCCGTTCCGAATCATAATATTGTCTACATCATTGAGGGCGATTTATCAAAATGGAAAGAGAGAACGAATTGTAGGGTAAATAAAAAAACATTGATATCATCCATGTGTTCCATGCTTTATTATAAGGGGTTTTCAGTAATAAGAACAATGAATATTTCAGAGACATGTGATTTAATTTTAAACTGGACAGATAAACTTCAGCGTGAATCTTCATCTTCGTCTCTAAAAAAATCTTATTATTGCGTTTCGAAAAAGGAAGAGACGAACGAAGCGTCAATCCATAATGATAATGACAATAATGACAATGATAATAATGTAAATGGAGGAACAAATGCGGCGGGACATGCGGGACCACCGGACGAGTCACACTATTGCGACGTGTACAAGATAAAAAAAGAAAAAAACGGCAACATCACTCCAGATAACATTGGAGAGATAATGCTTTGCGCGATTCCGGGAATAAGTTCAAAAACAGCGATAGTAATTATGAAGGAGTTTAAAACCATTAGCGGATTAATAAAATCATTTGAAAATGATGCGCATTGTTTAAATAATATTTATATTGAGACGAATGGCAAGCGGCGGAAAATTAGCTCGGCTTGTATAGAAAACATTCGAACATTTTTAGTTGGAGGCAACAAGGGTAATAAAGATGAAGGCGAATCGATAAATGCAATTTAAGGCACATATAAACTTACCTGATCGCCTTCATAGTATCCAGAGTCAATCAGGTGCTGCGTAAATTTTGGACCTCCCCAATTTGGATCCATCGGATTTGGACTCATTCCAGAGTCTTGCTGTATAAAATTGAGAGCATCGAGTGGCGTAAAGTCGCCCATATTGAATCCTGACGCGTCAAATCCGGGATACGAATTTGTATTGTATGGCGGGTCATTGTGATTTGAGTCCATTAGTTTGGTAACGGTGGGCATGCGAATGCCAGATGAGGCGCCAGTGTCAACTATTGGCGGCAGTCCGCCCTGCAAATCGACAGGAGACGGTCTTATTTTATAAACATCTTTTCCTTGCGCGTCGTTCATGTGCTGTAGAAATAAAACGGGACAAACAATGCCCTGACTTTTTTGCCAATCCATAAATTCAACATAATCTTCTAAATTATTAAATTTTGTTGGATTTACTCCAGGCACTTTAGCTATTTTTGAATTATATAGATATATTTCTGTACCTTTTTGTATTAAAAGATTGGGACACCGATGTTGTCCGGTTGTGGCAAACCCTTCTACTGCGTGTAACGACGAGTAGTTGAGAACAAAATACAGTCCGAGAAGGAAAACTGCGATTGAAAATATTAGTTTGTTAGAAATGTTTGGAATGTTTGGAATGTTTGGAATGCTCATAATATAATAAATAATATAAAATATTATTGTTTTAATATTATAGGTAAAGAATAAAATATATTCATTATATATTATTAAAATTAACGTTAATAAAAATTAAAGATTAATAATGGTTAAGTTGAATCATGAATCCGATATAAAGACCCCGAAAGGACCGCACGTTGTAGTTATACATGCAAAATGGTGTGGTCATTGCACCGAGTTAATTCCAAAATGGGAAAAAGATGTCATTACATCAGATCAATTTGATCCGGAGTTAAAAGATATATTAACTCTGGAATCCATAGAAGATAAAGTGTATAGCACTGTAAAAGATGTATTTGGTGAAGTTGATGGGTACCCGACAATTCGATACATTGATTTTGATGAAAATGGGAAACCGATAAAAGACAATAATGGAGTTATTATGATAGATGCAAACGTTCCTAGAGAACCCAAAGATATTATCAAATGGATTAACACGGTTGTCAAGGGTGAAGTAATGAAGAAGCACAATCAGAAGCACAATCAGAAGCATTCAGCAAAAAATTCTAATCATAATAATAATCATGTTGGAGGAAAAAATAAAAGTAAAACAAGAAGAACAACAAAAAATAGAAGCCGAAGAAGTCGGTTAATTAAAAAAACGAAATCTATTAGACGAAAATGAAAATAATAAAAAAATAATAAACAAATAAATGAATTATTTTTTGTTTATTATTTAATTAAATATTTAAAAACTTTTTTTATATTTAAAATTGAATTTTAAATTGGTATAAAGTTAAACGTAAATATATTCCATACCTTGACTTGATGTCGTCGTCGCCAACCTTGTCAAATGCGAAGAAGAAGAAAATTATAATAAAACGTCCCCAATGTCAAGGACCTTTCCGTATTGATGTTCCGCCGCTATCTTCAACATTATCATTCCGTCTTTTAGATTTCAACATCTATGATGCGACCGCGAGTGAACCTTGCGACCCCGGATATTATTCGCATATGAACAAAAGAATGGTAATTCAAATGTTTGGAATAAATGAACAGGGGGGAACGTGTGCCATCTTTGTAGAAGACATGAATCCATTCTTCTATGTGTTGGTTCCTTCCACCTGGACTGAATACACGAAAAAGCGATTTGTCGATGACACTATAAAAAAAATGGGATTTTCAGAGGGTTTAATTCTAAAGGAAAAATGCGCGCTTGTAAAAAAGAAAAAGCTGTATGGATTTGATGGTGGAAAATTGCACAACTTTGTAGTATTATATTTTAAAAGTCTGACAATTATGAACAAGGTGAAAGACATGTGGTATATTTCTTCAACATTTGAATCGGGTGCGGGTGCTGCTGCGGCTGGTAATGCGGGTGCAAGTTCGGGCAAATATTCGACATCATACGATTTGAATCCAGAAGGATATAATTATAACGGATCGTGCCTTAGAATTTACGAATCAAACATTCCTCCGCTTTTGCGTTTTTTCCACATGAATGAAATTAGCCCATCAGGATGGGTAGAATTTTCAAAAGAAAGTGCCACCGAAATTCCATCAGAACAAAAAACAACCACATGCACACATGAGTTTGTAATAAGCATGCAGGACATTCATGCGCAACCGACAAAAGAAGCCCGCGTTCCTTATAAGATATGTAGTTTTGACATTGAGGCAAGTAGCAGTCACGGAGACTTTCCACTAGCAATAAAAACCCACAAGAAGCTTGCGATGAACATTGTGGATGTCTGTTACCTTATTCAAACTGATGGAGGTATTATTTGCGACGAATTGTTACGAAAAATGATTCATTCAGCATTTTTGAGCAGAAAAAGTGATAACGAGTATATTGACGGACATGTTCAAAAAATATATTCAAAACGGAAGTTGTCGACAAGTCAAGTCGATTCTTTATTTTCAAAATTCATTTCGGAAAAAATTAAAAATTTAACAATAGAAAGTCGTGTGAATTATGCAAACACGATTGAGGCAATGTTTGAATCTATCGGGAAAAAAATGGCGTCGGCGGCAGCAGCACAACAGGCGAATGATGATGATGATGAGGGTGGTGGTGATGAGAGCGGCGACGAAGAAACATCTGAAAACGATAATGGAATTACCATGAATATTGTGGAAGAGGTTACTACTAAAACAAAAACAAACGCCAATACTGTGCGCGTCGCACCAATAGATGAAGACATGACGGTATTGAAAATGTTACAATCAACCGCTCTGAGTCGAGAAGTGAAAATAACTCATTTAAATGCGGCATTATCAGGCATGTTTCCAGAAGTAGAGGGTGACAAAGTTACATTTATTGGGTCGACATTTTTAAGATCGGGAGAAGATCGCCCGTATTTAAATCACTGTTTAACCATTGACACGTGTGATGACCTCGATGTTGTAAATTCGGAAATACAGGTGTGCGGAAACGAGCATGACATGTTGTTGGAATGGACTAGTTTGATACAACGCGAAAATCCCGACATTATAATCGGATATAATATTTTTGGATTTGATTATAATTTCATGTTTCATCGCGCGCTCGAGAAGGGTTGTGCGGAAGAATTTTTGAAACTGTCTAGAATTAAAGGCAAAGTTTGCGGAGAAGTCGATCGAATTACAAAAAAGCTCAAAATTGAGGAGAGCAGCATCGTCATTGCAAGCGGTCAGCATGATTTGCAGTATATAAAAATGGTCGGCAGGCTGCAGATTGACATGTATAATTATTTGCGACGAGATTATAACATGTCGTCATATAAGCTGGATTATGTTTCAGGGTATTTCATAGGCGATGCAGTTACAAAAATCGAGCACTCTGTGACTGGCGTGACCGCAACCGATGTTGGTGGTGAAGATGTAACGATTGTACATACTGGGAATGTAATGGGATTAGATGTGGGGAGTTATGTGTGTTTTGAAGAGACCAGTAATTCAACAGAATCGTACAAGGACGGTGAGAAATTTAAAGTGGTTCGTTTGAATGCTGAAACCAAAACGTTTGAAATCGCGGGTAAGGAGATGCCAAACATGGAAAAAAAGGTGCGCTGGGGATTAGCAAAAGATGATGTTACGCCGCAAGATATTTTTAGAATGACGAATGAAGGACCGGCAGAGCGCGCAATCATTGCAAAATACTGTATTCAGGATTGCAACCTCGTGCACCACTTGATGCGCAAAATCGACGTTTTAACCGGATTTATTGAAATGGCAAACATTTGCAGCGTTCCAATTAGCTTTCTGGTATTTCGTGGACAGGGAATTAAACTCACGAGTTTTATTGCAAAGAAATGCAGTGTAAAAAATACGCTTATCCCGGTTTTAGATCGGCGATTCGGAAATGAAAGTTATGATGGGGCAATCGTGCTTCCCCCTAAATGCGATTTGTATTTGGATAATCCGGTTGCGTGCGTTGATTATTCATCGCTATATCCGTCCTCTATGATTAGCGAAAATTTGTCACACGACAGTAAAGTGTGGACCAAGGAGTATAATTTGGACGGGGTATTGGTTTGTTCTACAGGAGAAACCAATGATGATGGCGTATTCATATACGACAATTTGCCGGAATACGACTACGTTGATGTGGAATATGACACATACGTCTGGAAACACAACGCTAGAGGAAAGGCGATAAAGACGGTAAATGGTAAGAAGGTGTGTCGGTTTGCACAGCCGCAATTAAATGGCGAAAAGGCAATCATGCCGTCGATTTTGGAGGAATTGCTGGAGGCTAGAAGCGCTACGCGCAAGCTTATTCCGAAGCAGACGGACGATTTCATGAAGAACATTTTGGATAAGCGCCAGCTGGGTTATAAAGTAACGGCGAATTCGCTATACGGTCAATGCGGAGCAAAAACGAGCTCGTTTTATGAAATTGATGTGGCAGCATCCACAACTGCAACAGGAAGAAAGCTGCTGCTGTATGCCAAACGAGTTGTGGAAGAAACATACGGGAATGCTGAATGCCAAACGAGCAAGTACGGTGTTGTAAATACGCGGGCGGAGCATGTATACGGGGACAGTGTGGCAGCATGTACTCCAGTGTATGTTCGGTTTGGCGGCGTTATTGATGTTTGTCCCATTGAGGCGCTTGCAGAAAAATATGGAGCTAGTTCAAATGACTGGACGTATTGCAAAGAAGATGGAAAACAAACCAAGCAGGTTTGCGAAATGATGTGCGGTGTGGAAACATGGTCAGAAAAAGGATGGACCCCTCTACATCGTGTAATTCGACATGTTCTTGCCCCTCATAAAAAAATGATGAGAATTGTAACTCACACGGGTATTGTTGATGTTACCGACGACCATTCTTTGATTCTAGACAATGGCAAAGAGATTTCACCAAAAAATGTGGAAATTGGAACAAAATTATTACATTGTGCATTGCCACAGCCGACGGCGACAAATACAACATTATCAGTAACTGTTGAACAAGCTAGAATCATGGGGTTCTTCTTTGGAGATGGAAGTTGTGGAGATTATAATTGTGATTCTGGAAAAAAATGTTCGTGGGCATTAAATAATGCATCAATGGATTTTATCCATAAATATTTAGAGTTGTGTAAAATTGCTTATCCAGATTTAGAATGGGTATATAACGATACTCTAAAAAGCTCAGGCGTGTATAAAATTGTTCCAAAATCAAAAAAATATGGAAGCATCGTCGAATTTGTAAAATTTTATAGGAACATGATGTATTATAAACAATGTAAAATTATACCATCAATTATTATTAATAATACTCAAGAAATTCGAGAAAGTTTTTGGAATGGAATGTATGATGCCGATGGGGATAAAGATAAAAATGGATACACTCGCATTGACCGAAAAAATCAAATCAGCGCTGCTTGTATATCTTTGTTGTCCCAAAGTCTTGGATGGAAAACATCATTGAACACGCGTTCAGACAAGATGGATATTTATAGAATGACAATGACAAAACGTGTTCAGAGAAAATGTACTGATTCTATTAAGAAAATAATAACATTACCCGTTGAAGATAATCAATATGTTTACGATTTAACCACAGATAATCATCACTTTGCAGCTGGAATTGGAAACATGATTGTGCACAACACGGATTCTGTATTCTTTACATTTAATTTGGCTGACAAAAACGGAACACCGATACGTGGAAAGCAGGCACTGGAAATTACGATTGAGCTTGCGCAGCAAGTGGGCGAGCTGGCTTCTTCATTCTTAAAAGCTCCGCATTCGCTAGTATATGAAAAATCAATCATGCCATTTTGCCTGCTTCGTAAAAAGGGGTATGTTGGAATATATTATGAAACAAATGCAAACAAGGGATCCAGAAAAAGCATGGGCATTGTTTTAAAGCGCAGAGATAATGCGCCAATTGTTAAGGATGTGTATGGAGGAATTATAGACATTTTAATGAAGGAGCAGGATACGGGGCGCGCCATTACATTCTTAAAAGATTGTTTGCGAAATTTGGTGAATGAAAAAATTCCGCTGGACAAGCTTATCATTACAAAGTCTCTAAATTCGAATTACAAAAATCCGCAGCAAATAGCACATAAAGTGCTTGCAGATCGAATGGGTCAGCGAGATTCCGGGAATAAGCCTAGCGTCGGAGATAGAATTCCGTTTATATATGTTCACAATCCGGATAAGAAGGCGCTACAGGGCGAACGAATTGAACATCCTGCATACATTAGAGAAAACAATATACGACCGAATTATACCTTTTATATTACGAATCAAATTATGAAACCAGTTCAGCAGTTGTTTGCGCTAGTTTTAGAAAAGATTCCTGGATTCAAGCGACGCCAAGAGGCATTTAAAGATCGCATAGAGTTTGAAACCAACAAGATTGGACTCGGACCTGAAAATCACGAGGTGTTGCAAAAAAAGATTACAGATTTACGCCAAAAGGAAGTAAAGGCACTATTGTTTGATGAGTTTTTGATACAAGCAAACAATTCTATAAATAAAAATCAGAGTATCAAGACCTTCTTCAAAACGAAAGAAATATAAATATGAATGAAATGAAATGATACGAATGATTTAATTATTTTTTTATTATTAAATAATTAAATCATTAGTTATATGTATTTGCAACCAAACATGCAGAGTACGCAACTTCCAATAATACCACAAAAGTATGTTTTAACGCATCCGCTAGTTTCAAAACTTTGTATACCTTGTCTGTCCACTTCATCGATGTCATAATTACCATAGTCAAAATTTGCATCCGCTGCTCCATCAACATATGTGTCATTTGTAATCGTGTGATATGTATATGGCTTTGTTACGTCTTTTACAAAGTTGTATTGTTGTTGGTGTTGTTGATAATTTTGTATATTTGCATTATTGGTTGCATTATTTGTATTTGTGTATAATTCTTGATATTTGGAGGGTGAAAAATACAATATATTATCGTTATTTGTATAATTACTTGCATTTGGGTCAAAATATTCATATTCATATACAGGGGGGAGACTCATTATTTATATTATTTGATTGTTTGATTGTTTAATATAGATAGTATGTATATAAATATAAATACCTATTTTTATATTTATATTTTATTTTAATTAATCGTATTCTGAAATATCAGAATCGTTGTCATAATCGGAATGATTCAAGTCGTGTCTGCACATGGGACATGTTGAATGTGTTTCAAACCATCGAAATAGGCTATATGGATTAAAATTGTGTTTGCAAGCGTTAATTTGCATAATACAGTCAATTTCTTCAAATTGAATTTGTGAAATTGGACAAACTTCGTTTATAGGGTCGACTATTGTGCAGAATGGAATAAGTTTGGTTGCCATTTGAATTCTATCATAGTTATTATTACTGTTATTAGTATTCTGACGCGATTGAAAAGTTCGCGACTCTCGAGCTTCGTGAGCTTCATTAAAATTTAATTCCCTATTAATAAAATCTCTATGTAAGTCTCTAGTTAATTCTCTGTTGATAATTTGAGTAAAATAAATAAGCGAATCAGAAGACGCGGAGGGTTGTGTGTTTATTATGTTGTTGTTGTTGTTTGGTTCTAAATGTATCAAATCATCACGTCTAATCCTTGAAGAAATTGGCAAAATTGGCGATAATGATTGTAATGATTGTAATGGTGGAATGGGTGGCGGTGACTGCATTGGCGATAACGGCGCAGTTGTAAGTCTTGTCGAAGGAACTGGCAGCCTATATTGAACAAAAGGAGATGTAGTAGTTAGAGGCGGCTGAAGCTGTGGCGGTTGAGGTTGTTGTATTTGACGCGGGAATACTCTTGGAGGTGGTGGTGGTGGTATCTGAAACAAAAATGATGATGTCCGAGTGGGTTGTGTTGTCGGTATTGTTGCCGGAGCCGTTGCCGGAGCAGTTGTTGGTGCCGTTGCCGTTGCCGGAGCAGTTGTTGGTGCCGGTGCCGTTGTTGGTGCCGGTGCCGTTGTTGGTGCCGGTGCCATTGCCGTTGCCGCTTGTAATTCTGCAATTGGGTATCTAAATATAATACGGTTATTTATAATTCTAATTAATCCACGTTCAAATGTCATAAATCCGTTCAATATCTCTCTAGTTGTTGTCAAATAAGATTCTACTAAATTATAATAACTACCGTCTATATTTGTGTTAATGCCGCCGTTTGTGCTATTTGATCTATCGCCGCTGTTAATATTCATTATATTATTATTAATATTAATATTATTAAAAATATTATTAATATTAATATTAATAATATTTTTAATAATATTGAACCTTGCTGAGATTTTAACTTAATTGTAACTGTATTAAAGATTTCACATTATAAATAAATAGACCCCATCCCACAATCACATCATACAAAATGTCCACGTCACAACCGATTCAACCAGAGGCACCGGCACCGGAACAAAATGCATCGTCAGTAAACATTTCAATTCAACACCAAGTATTAACTTCTTCTCAAGTAGAAAAATATAAAAACAAAGGGCTTACGGGACTTGCAAATTTGGGGAACACCTGTTTTATAAATGCGTTATTGCAGATTATTTCACACACGTATGAGTTAAACGAGCTATTGGATGGGAATTATAAATGCAAATTAAATAAATGCGTTGATTCAGAGTTGCTGCTGTCGTGGGATGAATTAAGATTATTGATGTGGAGTGAAAATTGCACAATCTCTCCGGGTGGTTTTATACACTCTATTCGTAAAATTTCCAAGATAAAAAACAATAATATGTTTTCAAATATGTCTCAGAACGATATGCCAGAATTTTTAACATTTATATTTGATATTTTTCATACTGCGCTAAAAAGAAAAGTTATGATGACAATAGATGGGCGTCCAAAAAACAATCGAGATAAAATGGCAAAAATATGTTATGAAATGATGAAGAATTCATACACTGAAAATTATTCTGAGATATTAAACATGTTTTATGGCATACATGTATCAACGCTAACTAGTATGAAGGGCGGACTCGAATCAAAAGCCGAACATCTTAGCATTCGACCAGAGCCATTCATGGTAATTAGTTTGCCGATACCACCCCAAACCTCGTCTCAAACGCCGCCATCTTTAATGGATTGTTTTGACTTAAACTGTGAAAGTGAATGCATGGAGGGTGATAACGCGTGGTTCAATGAAACTTTAGGAAAAAAACAAGATGTGTATAAACAGTTGGTATATTGGAGTTTGCCAAATATCATGGTATTGGATATAAAAAGGTTTGAATACAACCCCGAAACAAATTCATTTGTAAAAAATCAAACAAATATAAAAATACCAATTGAAAATGTCGATTTTTCAAAATATGTAGAAGGTTATAATAAGGATAGTTATGTGTACGATTTGTATGGAATTTGTAATCATCATGGTGATGAGAATTTCGGTCATTACACATCTACTATAAGAACGGCAGACTCAAAATGGTTTAATTTTAATGATTCACATGTTAAAGAAATTACCGTTAAGGGTTCTGATATTATTGGAAATACACCATATTGTCTATTCTATAGAAAAAAAACCTCATATAATATATAATATAATATTCAATAAATATAAATAAATGGATTTAACTTATAACTCTATTAGCGGAATAAATACAGATCCAACTGTATATTTAAAAGAATTTATTACAAAAAATGGGAAACAAGACAATCAGATGGCAGCTGACACAAAAATATTTATGCTGATTGCGCTTGTGGTTATTATTATAATATACGGATTATTGTTTGCAGTTTTAGGTGGTAATACTAGTAGTAGTAGCGGCAGCGAAGGTGCTTCTAGTGCTCCGTCAAAAAATTTAGGAATTAGGTTTTTAGAAATATTATTATGGTCCGTGTTTATTATGTTGATTTTATTGAATGGATTTCAATACTTTTTTAATGTAAATCTTACGACAAAATTTATAAATTTTTTTACTGATAAACCGAAACTAGAAATTACAATGCAGGTGCCTGAAGACGAACCGGTTCAAGAATTAAAGATTAAGAAGGAAGTTTTCAACATTCCTCAAAATGAATATACATATGATGATGCGAAATCAATTTGTGCGGCATATGGTGCAAAGCTTGCAAATTATGATGAAATAGAGTCGTCATATCAGAACGGCGGAGAATGGTGCAATTATGGATGGTCTGATAACCAAATGGCTCTTTTTCCAACACAAAAAGAAACTTGGGACAAGCTGCAGAAAATCAAAGGGCACGAACATGATTGCGGGAGACCAGGCGTTAACGGCGGATTCATCGATAATAAAAGTGCACAGTTTGGTGTAAATTGTTACGGTTATAAACCGATGATTACCTCGGCTGAATCACAAATAATGCAGACTGCATCAATTTATCCTCAAACGATGAAGGACCTTGAAAATCAAAAACGCGTTGATTATTGGAAGAAAAAAATTCCTGAAATTTTATTATCACCATTTAATCGTTCATCTTGGTCAATTATTTAATCATCCGTCTCTCTCCAATTTGTCGCTTCTTTTGTTGTATTTTATAGTTTTTTTTCGTGCATATATTTTTGTATGATGTTTGTCATCGCGATGTATGTTTTGAAGACGTCGTTTCCGAGTAGTTATTCTGTCTGCTTGCATTGCAGAAGCATTGGAAACATTAGGCGCAACCCGCCCTAAAAGTTCGCCAATTAATTCATCGTCTTCTATATATTGAGACACAATATCTCTAGCATCTTCTGACGATTTATTTTCGAGTAGCGGAGAAGGCAAGACAAGTACAAATGGATCATTAGACGAGTTAAGTGAACGTTCTGGATCTGGATCTGGATCGGGATGTATTATATACTTGTTTGATTGTTGTAAAAATAAAAGACCAAATGGAATTCCGACATTTTCATTAAACTCTCCCCCCCCTCCTCCGCCTTGAACGCTTTGGTTTGAAGATTTACTGTTTCGTTTTTTTTTCCTGCCAAATATTTTGTTTATTCTATAACCACCACTTGTTATTGTGTTGCTATTGTTGGATGAATATACAAGGTCTTTTGCTGCATCAAACATTTAATTTTAAAGATATTATATTTATATTAAATATATAATATCTCTTCATATTTTAATTGTTATAATATCGCTTAATTTCTGCATTTGTTTTAATCTCTCTTTTTTGCTTAATGTACTGTAAAATCTGATGCGCTTGAGATTTATTAGGTATAATTTCATGTAAACATTTTTCTATAAATGTTAGAGAGATGGGATTCGTTATTTTGGATTCTACAAATCGTATTTTTCCGTCTTGTGTTGGAATATGCGTGTTTAATAATTTTCGATTATTTACGGTGGTCATAATAGAAGTTTCTAATTCATTTTTTATGTCCCTCAGTATTTTAACATCGCCGTTTATTTTTTTTAGTTTATTATCACATTCAATCCATTTTTGAATTTGTTTATCAAATGTTGTTACTGGTGCAGCAACATTTGCAGTAACAAGCGATAAAGACGATGATGATGATGGTGTGGATTTTATTGTATTATTGTTTGTTGTTGTGTTCATTTTTATTCGTTTGTATAATATAGTATAATATAAATATATAACTAAATAACATAAACAAGTTTATAAATTAAACTTTTTATAAACTTGTTATAACGTTGTTGTTATATAACCTTTGTTAAATCATCTCATCATCACATATACATTACAGACTGATACAACCAAGGCAATGCTTCGCGCGCAGGGACGCTCACAAGTGTTAATGCACACAATACGAAATTTGATCCTAAACACCGATCGGATTCAAGTGCTGCGGTTGTTGTGAGTCGCTGGATTAATGTCATGTTAATACTTATAATATTTTCAATTGTAAAGTAAGTATAATATTGTTGTGTTGTCCATCCCATTATATAATGAGGAAACGGATTACCGTATGGCGGATAGATAACCGCTCTAGTTTGATATGACAGTTCTGCTCTATAGTTCCAAATATCCATAAGTTCTCTTAAAAATGTAATGTGTTGAACGTATGTTAAATTCAAAAACCACTCCGGGTCAGAATAGTGTCCGAGTAAATTAATAGTTTGAAACAATTGTAGCACATTTTGATGGTATCTTTGTTGAGGTGTTAAAATATCTTGCGGAAGTTCGATTATAATTCTTCCGCTTCCGCCAAATTCATTATCGAAATTATCAAAATCATTATCTATTATTATATTATCGTTACTGTAAGTGTGATTGCTACTACTTTTATTTTTATTATTCTTATTATTTGTTTCTTTTTTACAATTTATAATTTTATCCAATTTGATAATTCTTAAAATGTTGCGTATTATATTGTGCGGAATAACGTTTCTATTATATGGATTTTTCGATTCTACCCAAATTAAACGTCGATTCAGATTTATGATGCTGTCTGACATATTATCGCTGAGTATCAAATTATATATGGATGCAATATCAAAACCATAACAACACGTATTTACTCCACAATTTTCTTCATAGCTGAAAAATTGGGTATTTGGAATATCTCGAACGGGATCAAGTGTGTAAAAATCTGTGTCATTAATACACCTCGCTCGGTTATTCAGAGCCGGACCCCTTAAACTTGTCAATTTACGACGCAAGAAACTCCTAAATTTTAATTGTATTTTTATACAATTAATTGTGTAGTGGTAAAAATTATAAATATTTTGTTTCATTTCACTTTTTGTTCCTGATGTTTTCATTTTTTTATATCCATAATCTTTTTGTATTTTGCTGCACATTTTTTTTAATTCTGTAACTTTGTAATCAGAATCGGAGCCGCACAGCATTAATGTATAATTATTTATTGATATTTCCTCATTGTTTGCCGTTACCTTTGCCTTTACCTTTACCTTTACCTTTAAATTAACCCCCTTGTTAACATTATTATCATAATCATTATAATCATTATCATTTTGAATTGCGTGTGCATGTGCGTGTGCATGTGCGTGTGCGTGTGTGTCTGTGTGAGATTTATTAATAATTTTTGGCATAGTTCGCTGGTATGGGTTTGTGTTCAATCTATAATATATATATTTATTTTTCTATATTCATTATCTAATGATTATGGAAAAATCAAATCAATCAAATCATTTAATTTAATTTAGCGGTTTTATATTATTTATTTACAATATATAAGATAAGATAAATTAAACGAATGGATAATATATTATATGTGATACAAGTCTGTGCAGTATTATCTATTATTGGAATACTAATTAAAATTACAATATCTTCGGATCAAGCATCATTGATTGGTTTGGGTTTGGTGTCATTATCGTTATTTGGAACAATGATGATGGTATTGAAATATTATTATAGCACGGGAACTAGCGTTTCGTGTTTTAAAGGCGCAGTATTGCCGAGTTTACTTCAATTGCTATTGATCTGTGCAATAGTTGGAATATTAATGTATCAGGCAATAACATCATCCACTCAAAATATAACATCGTCCGAGTATACGACATTTTCAACGATTTCATCCGGATTAACATTTATGCAAATATTTCTCACATTTTATTATTTATTTTTGAATATGAAATGTTTGAGTGGTTTTAAATCCGGTAATGATGAAATTACAAGTCTTGGACTCATGTATTTAAATGTAATTCTAACATTATTAAATGTATGTGCGCTTGGAATAATTCAAGTAATCTTAAATAAATTTTATATTTGTTAAATTATTTTACACATTTTTATATTAAGGCGGCGGCAGCGGCGGCAGCGGCGGCGGAGAGTCAATAAATTTAAAAGTAATTCCAAATTCCTTGTTATTCTCCCATATTCCCGATATTTTTAATATAATGTCACATTCTTGTTTACGCTTATCAATGTCCGAAAATATTTTAATGTTACACAATTTTAATTGATTTGATAAGTTATATATTGGGATTTTTGGAGATTTATTATGTGAATTTAAAAATTTATTATATTTTTCAATGATTAATGTTTCGAGATCGAATATATTTGACATCATTTCCTTGTTTGAATTTAAATCATAATTGATTATATTTTTATTAAATGATTTTGAAATCGTAATATAAGATAATTTCATTTGTAACATTAATCCTGTGAACGAAACATTATTATCTGAATAAATTATTCGAATAAAATAACTATCGTGTATAATTGCATTTTGAACAGGTTCGCTAAAATAAATATTTTTCGAGTCAATTGTTTTATAACCATCATTATTTTTAAATACAAAATTCATGTTACCAGGGTATATATATGTTAATAATTATTATTAATATATATATCGAATATTGGTTTATATTCTTTTTTGTTGTGTGTATTTTGTGATTTTGTCATTTTGTTTAGTTATAAACAATAATGTTCTAATATAATATTTAAACTGGTTCTTAAAATAGAACTAATTATTTTCACTCCGATTGTTTCTGAATAATGTGACGGAAATTTTAAATAAAAATATAAAAAATATAAAAAGTAACATAATAAAAAAGAGATAATGTATAAAAATTTATATTTTAAATGTGTAAAAATATTCCAATCGTCAATATAACTGCACATGGACGTCTCTCGCTTTCCTCTTTTATAAAAAAAATAATATGTGTCTAATATTCCGTTTATAATTTTATTATGCATATCATTATTTTTTACAATAATGATTTCTTTAATCTTATCTTTACCGAGCAAATTTATAAACATTTGCTTTCGCCCGGAAACGCTTTTAAATATGTAAGGCTGACATCCATCAATGTATCGATTGCGATACATTATATTTTTCATAGTAAAAAATGGGATATAACAGGATTTTTTTATGGTTTCAAATACATCATCAATTGATTTATATCGTTTTTTGACAATTTTCCTGCATTTTTTTATATCAAAATATGTAATATATAGTTTATTATTAATTAAACTAAGAACGTCACCATTGTTGCCATCAGATAATTTATGTTTAATAATGTTAGCTATATTTTGCAGCGAATGCTCTGTAAAAATATAAGATTTATTACTTCTAAAACTAGTTACAATTGCATCATATAACTCATCTTGAAATAGTTCAAGTTTATTCGTTAAAAATAATAATGCAATCAAAGAACTTGAACTGCATGCCGACATTCTATGTATGCTGATTTTATTTCTGCTCTGCATTTCGCGCAATAAGTACAAACATCCAACCAAGTAACTTGCATTAAATGCACCACCGCTTAATGTGATGTCTAATTGAAAATTGTAATTTTCACTAACATTATTCACGTTATTCACGTTATTCACGTTATTCACGTTATTCACGTTATTCACGTTATTCATATTATTCACCATACTTGATATAAGATTGTGAATATCTGCAGTTGCATTCTGTGTTGGTTTCTTCATAAATAAGTATTAAATTTATTTGTTGTTATCTATTTTATCTATTATATTTATTATAATATTTCATAAATGCCGAAAGAGTATAAAAATATATTTTAAATACAACTTATATATAATATTTTATAAAAATATAAATATGAAAAAGTCACACATATATCATTTTGATGATTATTTACAAAATAATAAAAAACAATCTATGCATCCAAAACTTAATGACTTGTACCATAAGTTTCCTGATGCTATTGGTAATTTAAAAAATATATTGTTGTATGGTCCGTCGGGTGTTGGTAAGTATACTCAGATGTTATCGTGCATACAGAAATATAGTCCGAGCGATTTAAAATATGAAAAGCGGTTAACGGTAATTTTTAACAAGGAACAGTATTTAATCAAAATGAGCGACATTCATTTTGAAATCGACATGTCCCTTCTAGGATGTAATGCAAAATTATTATGGAATGAAATATACACACAAATAATAGATGTCATAGTTTCTTCTTCTTCTCACAATCAGATGGGTATTATTGTTTGCACACAATTTCATAAAATAAACAGCGAATTGCTCGATAATTTTTATAGTTATATGCAAGGAATTAATTCAACAAGGTTGAAATATATTTTAATATCAGAACACGTTGGTTTTATTCCAGATAATGTATTGCATAATTGTAAAATTATTCATGTTTCAAAACCAACAGCGTCTGCATATAATAAATGCATGACGAATTGCGCAATTCCAATATTGGACAAAACAACGACAAATTGCGTTGTTTCTACAACACAGAGACCTAATGCGCATTTTTCATCGTGCAGCGTTACAAATACAAATGATGTTTTACCCCACGAAACACTGTGTAATAATATATTAGAATATATAAAAAATCCGGATGAATTAAAATTTTTACCTTTTAGAGACATTTTATATGACATTCTTATTTATAATTATGAGATTGGAGAGTGTATATGGTATATTTTAAATGACTTGATAACTGAAAAATTATTAAAATCGGAAGATGTGTCTGATATTTTAATTGATACTTATACATCTCTACAATATTTTAATAATAACTATAGACCCATATACCATTTAGAAAATTACATGTATAATTTAATATCAAAGATACATGGATACGGAATTATCAAGAATTAAAAATAAAAATGCAAGAATGGTATTGGGACTAGCATCAGATAAAAAATACACGCTCGATGATTTAAAACGAAAATATAGAATTGCTGCTTTAAAAAATCATCCGGATAAGCATTTTAATTCCGATGAATCAACTGCAAAATTTAAAGAAATTAATGAAGCGTATTTGTTTTTAAATAATAAATACAGCCAATGTGAGAATAAGTTCACAGATACAGACACACAACAAGAAGAAGAAGAAAAGGGGGAAAAAGAAAATGTGTATCGTTATAGTGATTTATTTTCCGATTTTATAAATTCACTCATGTCCGGTTTATCTAATGCAAATGTTAAAGAAGTAAATTGCATTATAACAATGTTGATGGATAAGTGTAAAACATTAACTTCCACCATGTTTGATAATATGAATAAGGAATCGCTTTTGTTTATATATAATTTACTTGTAAAATATTCCACAGTTTTAGAAATTGGCAACGAGAGATTAACCAGCATCATAGAAATAATAAAAATGAAAATGCATATCGATTGCATTATATTTATTAATCCGACAATATCCGAGTTATTTAATGAAAATAATATTCAAATTATAGAACACGAACAAAAAACTTATTATATTCCAATTTGGCATACCGAGTTATATTATAGAATTGACGAACAGAGAGAATTAATTGTAAAATGCATTCCAAAACTCCCCAAATATGTATACATTGATGAAAATAATAATATTCACATTGATGTGAGAACCCGTGTTGAAAACTTATTCAACCAAACGAAATTAACAATAACGGTCGCAGATCATGTTTCGTTTGATATTCCAATCAATCGCATTCAATTTAAAACGCACCAAGTAATCATAATGTACAAGATTGGTATTCCAATGATAAATACAATAAATATTTATGATGTATCAGAGAGAATGAATATAATTGTCAATTTAGAAATATTAAATAATTAATTAAATAATTTTATATACATATATTATAAAGTAAATGGTTTATAAAAGCTTTAGAAGTAAACGAGGTGGTTCTGCAAGATCCACCTGCCCAACGTTTAAATCCAGTGATATTTGTGCCACTAAAAGTCATTGCAAATGGAATGCCAAAAAGGGAAAATGCTATAAAAAGTCAGTTAATGCTGCTGGTGCAAATTCACATTGTCCCAAATTGGATGAAGCTGGTTGTGCTGTCGATGTTTCATGCGTTTGGAACGCCGCAAACAAAAAAACCAAATGCAGAAAAAGACCCGTTAGAATGGGAGCAGTTAACCGTAGCCGCACCGCTAAGAAAGTTAAATCTTCCAGTATGAGAAAATCTCCTTCACCTGTGGCAGCTGTAGCCTCACCCAAACGTGTGTCGCCTAAAAGTGTCACGACAGATATTAAACCGGGAGATAATGTAAGTCAAAAAAAATTAATGAAACGCGATTTTTCAGGTGCAAAATTAAGCAACGTAAATTTCAAGGAAACAATGTTATCTGACTCTAATTTCAAAGGGGCTGACCTTAGAGGTGCCAAATTCCGCGTGGCAATACTCGAAGGTGTAGATTTTACGGGCGCCGATTTAACAGATGCTGACTTCTTTGCATGTTACTGTAATCATAAAACAATATTTACTGGAGCCAAATTTGGAAATGCACCAGATTTTGAAAAGGCACATTTATCAGGAGCAGAATTTAAAAATATAACATTTAAAAATGCAAACTTTTTCAACACGAATTGCGAAAAAACGAATTTTAGTGGTTCTACATTTGAAGGCAAAGATTCTGTGTTTGATCTTGCCAATTTTGTTGACGCCATTATGAAAGATGTCAAATTTAAAAATGGTGTAGTATTGGGAGATAATAGTGCTGATTTTAATGACTATTACACATCTCCGAGAATGAAACGTGTAAAGAAAGGAATGGAATGGGTTAGCGTAAGGGTTGGACCAGAACGAAAATATAAGATTCCATTCAATTTTGCAGATTTAACAAATGCCGATTTTTCAAATATTGATGTTTCATTCTGTGATTTTGAAGGAGCAAACTTAACAAACGTGAAATTTGTTAATTCAAAATTAAAGGGCTGCAACTTCAAAGATGCAATATTGACCAATACCGACTTTACAAATGCTGATCGGGAGGAAGAAGAAGAAGAAGAAGAAGAAGAAGAAGGCGTCGACGTCGACTAATACGTGGATGGGGGGGATGAGGAATAATAAAAGTTTATAAATGTGCGCTTTACTTATCGTGTGTCAAAACGATACACACGAATCATCCAAATATATCCGTTTTTTATATTCAATCTTCAAATTGAATATAAATTGAATATTTATAACAATTATTCATATTATGTATGTCTGCCTGCGGATCTGATGCAATCACCACAATCACAACAATCACAACAAACCGATGACCACAATAATGGTGGAGAAAACGGAAACATTGTTGTTTTAGATTTGCGCGTGTCATGTAACACGTTCTATAAATATCAGATGATGCTTCCTGTGAATAGGAGTGATTTTATAGATAACGTTAATAATAATATCAATGAAATGAATGCAGGTATAAATTGTGGTGATCGTGTAAATAAGACGCAAACATTTTCAAGGCTCGAGCGATTACTGTGTGATGCGATGATCTCGCATATTCATGAAGATTTGGCAATGAACGGCGAAGAAGAACAAATTAAAAAACTTTGTGAAATATCAAGCAAATTCCATATTCACGGTCACACAACGCACTCGTTACTATATCATCAATCAAATGCGCCACACGCCGATCACGGCGGATGCATTTATATTTGCACGCATTGTTAAAACAAACATTGAAATATACATATCAATCCGTTAGACTAAACAATTCCGCGAAGTAAATTTACAATATAGGTAGTGATCGCAAATAACGTGCCACCCCACAGCGTATCAGTAACAACCGTAAGGATGGACCAATTCTTAAATATCGCATAATTGGTAGTTTCGTAAACACCGTAAATCACAATACCCAACAAGAACGCATCTGTAACGCTTTTACGCGGCTTAATGATAAAGTAGTTAATACCGGCTATTAAAAAGATGTAACATAATGCCGCGCCTAAAAAGTTCACTTTTATCGGTGACCCCTGTACGCGCTGGATTTGACTATTAAAAAACCCCTGTATACTACTCAAATAAATAAAATCAACTGTGATAAATATAATCGCGCTAATCAATGGCAAGAAGTCAAACATACTAAAATATAATATATAATATATATCGGAGAATATATTATACTTTTTTTACATAATATTAATTCCTTTAGATCTTAGATATTAATATATTTTTTTATTTGTTTATTTGCGCCTTGAATTCCCGAATTTACGACTTTTGCGATAACTTTTGCTTCTGCTGCTACCCTTTTTCTTATATCTTTGCTGCGCCGCCAAAAGAGTCATAGGGACAGCGGCTTGTTCAATGAGTGCACCCAGTCCTAATATGCCGCCTCGCTGACACCTCTTCGCAGTCCTATACTTGCGTCTACCACCGAGCATAACATTCTGATTTTTCAAATTTATCATGTCAGCATGATTTTTAATATACATATTGTGCGCAGCATTTGCCAAGGAAGGTCCAGACCTATCAAAAGAATCGCCAGTTAATGATGCCGGGCTGAGATTGGTTGTTGCTCCACCGCGCATCTTATGCTGTCTGTATTTGCGTCTTCCACCCATCATAGGTAATCCAAGACTGCATGTAGAACATGAACCGCCACGTTGTTGGTTTGTCATTGTGTTGTGTTTATATATATAGAATATAAAATATTATTATAATTAAAAAAAATGAAACTAAATATATGAATATTATGCAATATGGTTGTTACGCAATAATAATATAAATATCCCTAAAACTAAAAAAAAACTAATTAATAAAAATAAAACAGATAAATAAATATAAGGATATATTTCTTGAAGGATTAACTGTATAATTGGTTTGAAAAGTTGTTTTAATTCATGTTTAACATCCTCTCGCTTAATAATATCTAAACAGTAATTTATTGCTTTATTTTTAGATTGGTAATTTGAAGAAGAAGATTTACTCATTTTAAAACTTATTTATACTATAATTTATAATCTACAACTAATTTATTATTTTTATGCATTGGTTTGTTTATGATTTTATTATGATATGATTTTTTATAATTCGTGTATTCGTGTATTCGTGTATTCGTGTATTCATGTATTCGTGTATTCGTGTATTCGTGTATTTTATTATCAAATATAAAATTAAATATAAAAATGGAGACGATAATTTCTTATGATGAAGTGATAGATTATTCAAACATGGTTTTATGCATGCCTTCGAGTATTCAAGGGGGCTCATATTTTACAAAACTGCAATATTGTAAAAACCCGCTGTATGTGCAATCTCCAACGTGTATTTCTAAACAAGGGATTATACATGTTGGTAAAAAGACATACGTTGATTTAGTTTTAACATCTGAAAAGGATGGAGAATTTATATCATTCTTGGAACATTTAGAAAAAAAATGTATAGACATTATTTATGAAAAAAGAACAATATGGTTTACGGATGAATTGGAAAAATCAGACATTGAAACAGCATTCGCATCCATTGTAAAACCATATAAAAACGGAACAAATCATATTTTAAGAGTAAATATAAATAATAACAATAATAATAAACATAATATTGGAACTCAAAACTGTTTCGTCTTTGATGAAGAAAACAATGCAGTTACATTTGATTCCGTAAAAACCGATGCATCCTTAATCACAATTATCGATTTTGAAGGGATTAAATTTACATCTAAAAGTTTTCAATTTGAATTAAATGCTAGACAAATATTGATAATAAATGAAAAACCGATTTTTAAAGCATGTTTAATTAAACAAAAGAAGCAAGATTTCGCAATTGTTGCTGATGTCGCTGCTACTGATGCTGTTACTGATGCTGCCGCTGATGTTGTTGCTGCCGCTGATGCTCTTGTTGATGTTGCTGCCGCTGATGCTGTTGCTGATGTTGCTGCCGCTGATGCTGTTGCTGATGTTGCTGCCGCTGTTGCTGATGTTGCTGCCGCTGATGCTGTTGCTGATGCTGTTGCTGATGTTGTTGTTGCTGAGAATGTCAACGAACTAAATGAAACAAATTGCGAGACGAAAGACAAGAACGAATGTTTAGAAGAAAGTTTGGATGGTGCAACAAAACCTTTGATTATTTCAGAAGATAAATCTAATTTCGATGCCGAATTATTAGAAATAGATTTAGATTTAGAGAAAAATGATGATCAAAATAAAATCCTGGAACCAATTAAATTAAACAATGCAAATGATGTATATTTAAAAATGTATAAAGACGCAAAAGATAAAGCGAAATCCGCAAAAAATGTCGCAATCGAAGCATATTTGGCTGCTGAAGAAATAAAAATTACATATAATTTAGTTGATGTCGACAGTGACAGTAGTAATAGTGATAGCGAAAGCGAGAGTGACGGCGATAGTGACGTCGGCGAAGGCGATTAAGTATTGAAAGTATCGGATAAATAATAAAAGTAATGCATGAAAAAAAATGAAAATATATAATATTTATTGATGATTGTTTAGAGAAATTGAACAGCAATTTAAATTTATATTAATTATATTTATAATTATAATTAATATAAATTTATAAAAATATTTTATCATTTATTTTATATAACGATGTTTCCAAATTTGCAACAATACTTAAAAACTCACCAAGTGCTAACATTTTTGGCAGCCCTTGTGTTGTTTTGGGCAATATATAACTATTCAAAAGGAAAGTCAATGTTTCCCGAATATATGTCTAATCCCGGCGCAAATAAAAAAGGTAACGGAAATCGTTCGGGTCCAGGCGGTCCGGGTCGCTCTCCCCCAATGCCTGTGGATGATAGTTCTGTTTACAATCAACTTGACTCTGTATCATCGCCTTCAACCATGCAAGCAGGTCTCCCCACTAATTGCTCTGATCAAGCAAACATAAATCCGGCTGATCTTTTACCAAAAGATAGCAACAGCTCGTGGAACATGAAGCCGATCGGGTCAGGTGATTTTCTGGGCGTCAATCTTTTAAATGCCGGTTATTTGATCGGTGTCGACACAATCGGCAGTTCTTTACGCAATGCAAATCTGCAAGTTCGTTCTGAACCCCCTAATCCTCAGCTGCAAGTAAGCCCGTGGATGAATACTACGATTGAACCTGATGTTTTCCGCGCTCCTCTTGAAATTGGTTGCGGACCCAAACCGTGCGCCAACTAAATTAAATATTAAATATATACTGTGTTGCTACGTTCATGGTGATGGTGATGGTGATAATTATTATTCATTTTATTTGAATAAATAATAATTTAATAATTAAATTAATAGAGATTTAAAGGTTAATATATAAAATATAATATAATGAATCCATCACAAAATAAAGGACAAACAACTGAATCAGAATCAACATCAACCACTACATCAGTAGATTATTTAAATTTAGAGAAAGATGGAGAAAATAGATTAAACGAATTAATAAACACAAATAGTTTAACAGAAAATTCACTAATGAATATTATAAATGACGGAAATAATGAGTTTAAACGCGCAAATGGTAGAAATCTGTCATATAGCGAATTGCGTTCGTTGTATGGTTAGATGGTTAGAATAAGTATTTAAACATTCATTTACATGTAAAAAAGATATCGTCAAGATAAAATGATGATGATATTTTAGTCGTGAATTAAATATAAATTGATATATTTATATTTAATAAATAAATATACATTCCATTCCAACATGAGACTTGCAATGAAAGAGGTTCATAAAGACGAAAATGAAGATGAATTATTGGAAATGTTGTTAAAGTGGTTTTTTTGGTTGTAGAGAATGGTTAAGTTAAGTATTTGAATATTATTTTGTAACATGTAAAACATTTCGCAAGATAAAATCTTGACGATATGTTTTTTTTTAGTGGTTTTGGTTTTTATGGTTTTTTTTAGTGGTTTTGGTTTTTATGGTTTTTTTTAGTGGTTTTGGTTTTTATGGTTTTTTTTAGTGGTTTTGGTTTTTTTAGTGGTTATCTGGTTAACTAGGAAGAAGCAGCAACAACAACTGCGGCGGCGGCGGCGGCAGCAGCAGCTGACTTGGCAAAATGAGGAGACATGTAACGCTGAAGGTTAAAGTATGTCAGCTCATCACCCTTTTTCAACTTGAGCAGTGAAGTCAGTTTCTTGTCGGGGTTGATCTTGCGACCATTCTCCTTGTCCTGCAGGTTGTTGGTGCGAATGTACTTGTTGATCTCACGAGTCACCTCGGTGCGAGCCATTTCAGAGCCCTCGGGCTTGCCAAGAAAGCCGGCAAGCTCATTTGAAATCAAAGTCGGCTTGACGAAACCAGAAGGTGCGCGATTGCCGGTCTTGCGCTTTTTCCTCTGACTCGCCTTCTGAGCATTCTTAAGCTCTCGAGCAGTCTGGCGCTCAAGAAGACGAAACTCGCTACGGAGAGTGTTCCAAGTGGCATGAGCCGCTTGAAGCTTGCTAGAATAATCAGAATACATGCTCAAGAGAGCGGCAGAAGAGTCGGTAACGGCAGCAGCAGTTGAGGAGGAGTCAGATGACACAACAACATTTGCGGGAGAAGAAGAACTAAGAGTAGTAGAGGCAGATGATGTCGATGCTGATGCCTCGACAGTCTCAACAGATTTGGGCTTAGGAAGTTTCTTGAGTTTAGGTGCGGCGGCGGCGTCGGTTGCGGGAACAGAAGTGGAAGCGGATACTACAGCGGAATCAACCGGAGTTGTGGAAGTCTTTGTCTTTACCATGATGGTTATACTCATACTAGCAGTGTCTTTTTAAGTATCTTTGAATATATATTATATATTAGTTATATGTCCTCATATATTTATTATTTATTGTTAATATTGACCCACAAAAGAATATCATTAGAACAACAATTTTTATAATCTAATGTAAAATTTTTTAGAGAAATGAATTTGGGTTTTTTCATATTAACTGTCTTGTAAAAAATATAATCTCCATATTTACCTGTTCGAATACTTATATCATCAGTAATGTTTCTAATTATCACCGTCGTCGTACCTGCTGCAAAAGGGTCAACTTCAGACCCTTCTTCAATAAAACGAATTATTTCATGCAGAGAAATATCAAACAACTCTTTAGAATTTAATGAAGTTTTACCTAGCGATTTTCTATTCTCTCCATTTTTACCCCACACCACGTATTTTCCAAATCGTCCATTCTTTAAAACTACATTATTGCCGCCATATATTCCAACAACTCGCTCTAAAAAAGTTTCTTCAACAAGAACCTCAGAGAGAGTTTTATATTTTCCAGATTTTAAATCATCAATTGTTATACCACAAATAACCTTTTTAAATATTATTGTTTCATCATTTATAGAATTTATAATTTGATTATTGTTACTGTCCACCGCATGACCTGTTAGTGTTATGTCTTGAGGAAATGGCTTTTCAGAATACATTACGACGGGACCGTGTTTACCAATCATAAAAATGTGATGGTCATCAATTCTATATTGAGATTCATCCTTTTTTATTTTCTTTATTGATTTTATGCATTCTTCAATCTCTCTAAGACATTCGTCACACATTATTTTTAATTTAATTTTTGCATCCGCACCATCACCATCTTGCGCAGCAAGTTCATCCAACCGCAATTCCATATGTTTCGTATAATCGTATGAAAATAAATTAGAAAAATGCAATAATAAAAATTCCAATACAATTTTTCCAGCCAATGTTATTTTTAATTTATTTTTTTCATTTCCAAATTCTCTCGAGATTATTGTCTGAGAAATAACTTTATCAACCAAATTGTATTCTCTGCATTCCTTTTTTTCACCAGAAATATTTTGCTTCTTTACATATTCTCGCTCCGAAATTTTGTCAATAATTGTTGAATAAGTTGAAGGTCTTCCTATTTCCTTTTCTTCCAATAATTGTATTAATCGAGCTTCAGTATAGCGCACGCCAAAAGATGTAACAAACGCTTTTGTTTCGATTTTATTATAAGAAATGATTGAATTTTCTCTGATATTTTGCAAATAATCTTGCATCGCGTGATGGTGTTGCTGTTCTGGCGTAAATCCCTGCACGATTTTCCACCCCATAAAAATCGGTTTTTGACATGTGTACGTATACGCACATATGCGTGTGTCGCATTTAAATGGTGAAGTTATAGATGCAGTCATTGAAAAAAATGTATAATCCGCCATGCAACTTTCTAATGCATTCTTCCAAATAAGTTTATATAATCGTTGTTCAATCGGATGAAAATCGTTTGATGATAATGAAACGCGAGTAATGTCTGTGGGTCGGATTGCTTCGTGTGCTTGCGATTGTTGTGATTGTTGTGATTGTGATTGCAATTGAATTTTATCATTATCATTAATATATTTCTCTCCCCATTTTTCTTGTATATATTGATTTGTTTGTTGTAAAAAATCGGCGCTATATGTCTGTCCCGTCGTTCGAATATACGTAATGACTCCACTCTCGTATAATTTTTGGCAAATTTTCATGGTTTCGCTCGGAGAAACAGATAGTTCATTACTGGCAGTTTGTTGCAAACGACTTGTGGAAAAAGGCGCCGGAGGAGATGAATGAGAGCGCGTTGGTTTATTGCAGCTAAATACATGATTGTGCTGAATCGATTCACTTAAAAATATTTCAAGATCATTTTTATTTATAGATTCAAAAGTCTTATCTAGAGAGAATAATAAATTAAATTTTGTAAAAAAACCATACACCTCATATTTTATACAATCCGTATTTGTATTTCCATTTAATCTATTTTCAATTTCTCTCTCATTGTCATAGACAAGACGCAAAGCAGGCGTTTGACAACGACCTGCGGACAAACCAGAACATCCAGATGAAGAAATATGTTTCCACAAACAAGGAGAGATTTTATATCCAATTAATAAATCTAATATTTGCCTTGCATGAGACGAATAAACAATATTCATATTTATTCTTTTTGGATTTAATATTGCCGCGTCTAATGCGCTCTTGGTTATTTCGTGAAATACAATTCTATCTGTTGTTTCAATTGGTAACTTGAAAATGTCGCACAAGTGCCACGCAATCGCCTCGCCCTCGCGATCATCATCTGTTGCTAATACAATTCGAGCTGCCATTTTAATCTCTAGACTTATTTTTGCAATTTGTTCCTTTTTTGAATCCATAATTGAAAAATGTAAATCGTAATTTTTATTTACATCTATTGCACTCAAACCATCCAAATAACGCATGTGACCGCACGACGCAATACACCTGTAACCAGGACCTAGGTATTTCATAATTGTTGCGCATTTAGCAGGAGACTCCACAATTATCAGCGTATTCGTTGCAACTTTTGTAAATGATTGACCAATCGGATTTTTACCCCTACCTCTACCTTTGCTTACCATGTGCTTATTCGAAGATTGTGACGATGTTGTCATGGTATATGTTCTATGTTTATATCATTAAATACTTTCATTACAAGTTAAATTGTTCAAAAAAAAATAACATTACCTTTTTATATTTTCTGTAAATGGATTAGATTAATGGGTTGTGGGGTTGTGAGTGATTATAACAAGGTTTAAGGTTTAGGGTTAAGTTTTTTTTTTATTTTTTAATTGTTTTGTTGTTTTTGTCGCATCTTCTTTATGCAGTCTTCTTGATGATTTTCTTCTTCGGAGCTTCTTGGACAGGAGGAGGAGGAGGAGCAGCAGACACCGAAGACACAAAATCATCATCATCACCGCCATCGTCTGAATCTGCAGTTTCAGTTTGTTGTACCGATGTCGACACAGATTGAACATCATCGTCGTCACAGAATTGCTGCTGCTGCTGCTGCTTTTCA